TCAGGGTCGCCATTCAGCGCCCTTGCAAGCTGGTTGCGGTCCAGTCGAAGGCGTCGGGTGGTTGTCGTCGTCAAAATGCACTCCCGCTCATGGCCGCTTCAAGCCGCAGCACCGACACATGCGCGTCAGACGTCCCACGGAAGCGCTGCACTCGCGTGTGCGTGAACGACCCTTGTCGGAACCACACTATGCGCTTGAGGCGCTCACCGACGGTGCCAACCTTGATGCTCTTGGCAATGCTCCACGTCACCCCGTCGTAGCTGTAGCTTGTCGAGATGGTGGGGTCTGCACCGAGCGCCACGCGGCCAGCGAGACACACGAGCTCGATCTCGTGCACAACCCCGCCCTTCCCGTCGTTGTAGAGAATGGGCGTCGAGAACTCCCAACGCACCGGCTCCCCGTAGTGTGTGCTCACGTCTTGAGTCAGGCGCGCCACGCTGTAGCTCGTCGGGTCGCAGCTGTTCCACCTGTCGTAGCACCACACAAGGTGGCGAGCACGGTAGACGCTTTCACCCGTCATCGACGAAGTGAGCACAAACCAAACCTGTGCGCCAAGAGCCTTGCTGGCAGCAGCGTCGTAGACCAGTGTGCGATCCACGAGGTGGATGTAGAGGTGCTGGTGGCCGTTGTCGTTGCGGACCTCGACGAGAGTCTGCGAAAGGTCCGCCTCGGTGTATGTCGCAAGGATGCGGTCCACTTCCACGGTGGAGATTTTGTTCGCACCCGCGTTGATCCCCAGATAGACACCAGGCGCCTCGTTGTAGCCGCTGCCGACGAAGGCCAACGTCTCCATGTAGATGGCCACGGCGAACGTACCAACCGCTCCCTTAGTGATCTTCGCGCCTTCGATGCGGGCGAATGGCACGCCGCTGCCGCCGACGTTGTCGAGGCATTCGATCGAGTTGCGGTTGATGGCGTAGAGTTCGTTCCGCAACTTTCGCACCCCGACGATTGGGTCAGGGTCGCTTTCGCTCGAGACGTACTTCAGCGTCGAGAACGAAAACGGGTTGTTGATGTCGGAGAACGCGACGAACTCGCCATCAGTGACGGCGTAGTATCCATCGATCCACTGCACATCGAGCACGATGCCAACGTTGGGGTCGGTCACCTGCGTCAGCGTCGTCCCGTCGTAGTAGAAGAGGTTGTTGTTGCTGGCGATGGCCAGCAGATCGAACCCGTACGACATGCGCACGGTGTCGCCCTCACCAACTTCGCCGATTTCCGTCACAACACCCGAGCTGTCGACGGAAACAAACTTGCTGCCCATGACGCGGTAGAGCACGCCACGCCACTCAATCCCGCCACGACCAACGCCGGGCCCAACGCCTTGCCCGACGATGCCGTCAGCAGGACGCAGGTAGCCCGGCGAGACGCCAGAGTCAGCGGGGACTGGCACCATGTTGACAGGGTACGACGTGCGAACATCGACGCCGGTACCCGTCGCAAAGATGCCAGAGAGGATCGGAATCTGCGTCATCCGATCCGCCAGTTCGTCCCGTCGTGGTAGGCCGGCACGATGTTCGCGCCACCGCCAGTGATGACCGCACCAAAGTTTCCGCTTGCGGTCACAGTGGCATCGGTGATGGTGGCGCGCGCTCCCACGTCGTCAGCATAGAGGGCCAGCGCAGTGTTCGCCTGTGCGAGTGTGCCCTTGAGCACACGCACCGTGCGACCAAACGCAACACCGCCAGCACCGCCGCTCATGTCGACCGCAGCGCCGTTCGCCAGCAGCGATGCCGTCTCACCACCCAGAGCAAGCCCAACGTTGCCGAAGACGGTGACGGTGTCTCCTTGCCAGATCGAAGTTCCGGTGCCTGCGTTGATGTTGATGACGCCACCCGATGTCAGGGACATCGCGCCGGTGCCCTTCGACGAAAGCCCCATCCCGACATTGGTGTCAACGCCCTGTGCGCTGACCCCAACACTACCGCCTGCGTCGTCGTTGGCGATGGCGACGAAGTTGGTTCCGCCAACACCTGCACCCGCATAGTTCGGCGAGAGCGCGAGGATGACGCGGCCATTGACGTCCTTGATGCTGTCGACAGCGCTCGTCAACGTGATCGACGAGAACACCGTCGTTGAGCCCAGCGACTGCGAGACGCAATACCAGGTGTTCAACAGCTTGTTGTAGCGCAGCGTGAAGAACCCACCGACGCCCAACCCCGTCGGCGCACCAACGAGCGTCGCGCCATTCCCGTTGATGGTCAGCACACCAACAGCGTTGGTGCACGTCACAAGGATCTGCTGTCCGTCGTAGGCGTTGCTCGAGAGAGGAAGCACCAGCGTCAGCGCTGCGAACGCACCAGTGGGGTTGATGATGAGCCAGAGGTTGCCGGTCTGATCATCGAGCATAATCGACGAGCCCGACGATGACGGGGCGTTGATTTGCGTGGTGTAGTCGGGCGACGCAAAGTTGGCTTCGATGAACGACAACAACGTCGTCAACGACGCTTTGCGTGCATCGCTTTGGCTGGCCACGCTGACAGGGATGGCATCGGCGCCAGACAGGCTCGAGACTTCGGAGAGATCGCGGATGGTTGGCACGGTAAAACCTCGATGCGTCAGGTGAAGTCGATCGGCCCATCGGAGCCTGCCAAGATTGAGTCTTCTGGTCTTGGGTAGAACGGGCGGCGGTATCGCCATGCTTTGGCACCTGCACCACGAGGAAGCTGCGCCGGGTATTGCATCTGTCGGGGCTGCGCTGCACGCGCCTCCACCGTCGACAGAGAGCGGCGCGCGTTGGCCATCGTGGTCGGCATGGGGGTACGCCCGTAGCTGGGCGCAAGGATGATGGCGAGATTGAGGTACACCGCCTGATTGGCCGCATCTGGCACGCCGGTCACGTCGTCAAGGTCCCCGTCGGTGGGGTCAGCACCGATGGGGTACCCGAGACGCAAACCGCGTGCGTTCCATTCGGCCATCATGGCGTCAAGGCTGGCGCGCGCGTCCTCCAGTTCAGCCGGCTGGATCTCGAAGTCTCCACCGATGCCGATTTCACTGAATGCCTTCGTGATGAACTGGCGGCGCGTCCATGCCATGGGTCAGACTCCGAGTGCGGCGTTGATGCGGGAGAGCAAGAGCGCGTCGGATGTGCGGCCGTCGAACTTCACGCCCAGCTCGTTGGCCTTTGCCTCAAGCTCTGCGCGGGTCGGCGGTGCATCGTCAGCCGGCACACCATCGTCAGACGCAGCAGGTTCGACGGTGGGCGGCGAAACGGCGTCGGCCAGAGTCTCGTGCCACCCTTGCGCCTTGAGCGCATCAGCGGCCTTCTGGTCAAGCGCGCCAGCGTAGTCGTAGGTGAAGCCGGGGCCGCTGTGTGCGCCTGGCACGCGGTAGAGGGTTGTGGGAAAGGTCAGCACTTCTCACCACCCATCTTGCCTTTGCCCTTGCCTTTGCCCATCGGCTTGGCGGGCGCCTTCTTCGGTGCAGATTTCTTCTTGCTGGCCATGGCGTTCCTCGTCGAGAAAGGGAGAAACCCGCCGCCACATCGACGGCGGGCTTCAGGTGGTTCAGGTGCGGATCAGGTTGAACGCACCCGCAGCGGTCTTCTGGATGCGGAACGTGCCGGACGACGAGAGCGCCACCGCCATGTTTCCGATGAGGGTCCAACCAGTCGCCGTCGCGATGGTGAACGCGTTGGTTGCGCCGGTGTTCACGACGACGAAGTCCCACGCATCGAGCGGCGCCCACGACGAACCAGCATCGAAGATGGCGGCGGTCGGAAGCGTGGCGGTCACGGCGGCGGCGGTCGTCGATGTGATGACGCCGGTGAGCAGCTGCGCGACAGTCAGCGTGGCTGAGGCGTTGACGGCAACGGGCACTGTCGACTTGAACTCATCGCGGAAGCGCTTCACGACGGGAGCGGTGCCCACCTCGTAGTAGGCTGCCACGTTGCCGGTGGCGATCACGCGCACAGTGGTCTGTGACGTGAACACCGACGACACATACTGCGTCGTCACCGATGCAGCAACATCAGCAAGCTGGTTCAGCTGTGCTGGCTGGTTGGGCGAGCCAGCGATGAGCTGGAACACCTGAAAACCACCACCGATGCAGTCGACGGCGATGGCGGATGAGGCGGGGACGATGACGTCGACCGAGCCACCGGGAGCAACAAACAAGGAAGGCATGCGAGACCTCGAGAGCAAGAGAACGAAGGAGGGGGAACAGCGCGCCAGCTGGTGACGCGCTGAGAATCAGAGTTCAGGGCTGGCTGAACATCATCACGCCGTTCATCTGCGGCTGGAGGTTGACCACGCCGAAGGCGGTGTCGTAGCGGCAGAGGATCTGGCCGGTCTTGATGTCGACGGCCTTCTGCATGACGAGCTCAAAGCCCTGCTTGGTTGACCCACGCATGACCTCGACGCCAGCGCCCGAGGGGATCGCCACCATGCCGGGCAGGATCTCGATGCTGTTCTTCATCCAGAACGGGTTGAGGAAACCCGCAGCGGTGTTGAGGAACACGATCGCGCTGTTGCTCGCCGTCGCCGTCTGCACAACGTTCTGATAGCTGAGCTCAGCCTGCGTACCACCGCTGCCGGTGATCAACGGGGGGCTGATCGTCATCGTGGTGGCGCTGTCGACGGAGATGACGCGGAAGGTGCGGAGCGCGCCGGTCGTCTGCTTCGTGATCTGGTGGCAAGCCTCTTGACCAGCGATGGTGAACGCATCGCCAGCTGCCACGTTGGTGGTGCTGGAGACAGTCACACGCTGGAAGCGGTTGTCGACGTTGCCGCTTTCGCCGGTCGTCGCAACCGAGGTGGCCTTCGGCACGTAGACGTTGACGCCACCGGCCGATGCTGCACGGGTGTCGATGGTGATGCCACCACCACCAGCAGCTGCGGCCTTGCGAGGCGCGTAGTCGAGCTTGAACGTGTCGATCGAGCCGACACGGCCAAGATAGGCCTCACGCAACGCGCGAGCCGAGATGTCGTTGTCGAGCGAGCGGGTGTTCTTCTGGAGGTCGCTCACCATGCTGTTGTAGTCGCTGGACGACAGCGCAAGGTTGCGACCGCTGTAGTTGATGCCCTGTGCATTCAGCAGCGTGTCGACCTGCGCGATGTCGTCGAAACCGACGGCAATGGAAGGGCGCTTGACGAACAGAGTCCCCTGGTTGGTGACCACGGCGTTGACGGCGAGGTTGATGTCGCTGCTGAGACGCTGAATCGCGGCTTCACCAAGGCGACCGCTCTGCAACTCGTCGCGGTACTCGCCGTCGTCGAACTGGAACGGGACCGACTTGCGAAACCCGATGGTCGCCGGAACCGAAAGCTGCGTGTACTGGCGGAAGTTGATGGTCTGATCACGG